AAAAGAAATCCTGCAACATTAGCACAAGTTAGCATAAACAATTTGGGTAATTTAAATGTATTGAATGGTCTTATTGGTTATGATTCTAATAATAATATTTTATTATCAAATGTTATTAATGGAGTAAATAGTTTAACATCTGTTAATCCATTTTCTCTACAAATACAAAATAATTATGTTGATCCTAATACTGATTATGGAACTACAACAATGCTAACATATCCTTTTAACTATTCTGAAACAGTTACATCATATACTCAATTAGGAGACACAACTACTTTAGTATTTATACCTGAAACTGTTAATGTGAATCTTGAAACATTTTTGGACTATCCAAGAAACAAAGAGGAATTATTTGAAAATCCATATTTTTATATTAAATATGTAGATACCTTTTGTAGAATGTTTAATAATGCTGTAAGAGATGCTTGGCAAACAACTAGTGGAACTTGGGCAAAACTTCCTTATATTCAATGGGATTCTGCTTTAAGTAAAATAGTATTTTATCAACCTACATCATCACCTACAGGAACCCCTACACCTGTAGGAGCAAACTTTTATATATCTGTCAATCAACCATTATATAATTTATTAAATACATTTAGATTTAAATATTATCCTACAGAGGCTGGTAATGGTGCATTATATCCTGAAACTGCTGAATGTAGATATTTATTAGATACTAATATTCTTTTTGATGGTACAGTTCAAGTAGGAGGTGAATATGCTACATATCTACAACAAATATCATCTGTTCAAACTTGGACACCTATACAATCATGGGTATTTAGTTCTACTATCATTCCTATTGAATCACAATTAACAGGTCAACCTCAAAACTTAAATAATGTAGATCCAACAACATCTGGAAATATATATAAGCAACAAGCAATCACAAAAGTATTAACTGACTTTATTGTACCTCTTAATACTGGTGTTGAGGCTACTAATCAAAATGTATTCTACACTCCAGCAGGAGAATATAGATTAGTAGATTTATTGGGTGGTTCTTCACTTAATCAATTATCACTTGAAATAAAATGGAGAGATAAATATGGTGTTGACCATGATATGTATTTAGATGCTGGTGCTTCTGCTAATCTTCTTGTATTACTAAGAAAAAAATTATATAATAGCAAAATGTAAATTTTATTATAAAAAAATTTATTTATAAATTTAGTTTCTTTTTTTTTGTATAATATAAATATATATATATGAGTCAACTTATTCGTCCTTTATCAGTAAAAGACACAGTCCTTGATATCTCTGATAGTCTTGATTTTGCAGTATATAAGAGCGGTCAAAATATCACATCTCAAAAATATCAAGCAAATAGTTCATCAAGCACCCAACATGTATATGCAATTCAAGTTCCCAGCACAAACATTGTCGTATCCCGTAATGTAATATGGGGTTCTGATATAACTTTTAATCTTACCGGAAATTGTGCCCCGTACGAATTTCTTTTTAATGGCGTTCCGATTAATCAAACTAATAACGGCGTTAGAGTATCAGGTGCTGATAATTTTGCGCCATTTGTGCTCCATCAACTTACAAACAATATGACATGTCAAATAAATAACACTTCTGTAGTTCAAAATAACGTCCAACAAATTCTTGATCCAATTCTTAGAGGTCTTGATAAAAAGTTAATACAAGATGCATATGGGTCAACATTGACACAACTCGATTATTGGGGGGATATGGTTTCATCTCTTCCTCAATCTGTTGCTAATAATGCTGCTCTCGCTGCTTCTGTTGATGGAACTCAAGTGCCACTTATTAATACTTGGAACTCTCCATTTAATAGTGCTGCATATCAAAATTGCAAAGATTTAGCATCTAGAGCATCTTTTGAAATTATTTCTATTGTTGGTAATACGCCGGCCGGTGCTGCAGCTGCTGTTAAGAACGTATCAATCACAATTCGCGTAAGGGAACCTATCATTCTATCACCATTTTTATTCTGTGGTGATAATGAACATTCTGGTCTTGTAGGTATCACACAACTCAACTTTACTATGAGTATGGATGCCAGTGCCAAACGCGCTCTTCGTTGGTATCTTTCTAATACCGCTGGTTCTACTAAATCGGTCGTATCTGTACAATATACCAATCCATATATGGAATTATACTATTATACTCCTCCTCCAACAATGCTTGTCCCTTCCACTTGCGTCACACCACTCCAAAATTTTGTAAATTATATTCTTCCATCTACTGGCGGTAATCTTGCTGCTAATGCAACTTCAACCCTTACATCTAACTCTTTTCAACTCAATTCTATTCCTGATAAAGTTGTAATCTGGATCGATGATTTTGATAAATATGGTGCAAATGGTAATCAAGTGCCCGATCATTATGCTACTATTAATGCTGTTAATATTACTTTTAATAATCAAACGGGTATCCTTAGTAATTTTAGCCAAAAACAACTTTATGATTTTAGCCGTAAATCTGGTAGCCAACAGACTTGGGATGAATTCAGTGGTCTTGTAAATGTTGGCGGTAATAGTGTTGCTGGTAACGTTGTATTTAATAGAGGTACTTGCGGTAGTGTACTCTATCTATCTTTTGGGGACTGCATTTCAATTTCGGAAGTCTACAATAGTCCCGGAAGTCTCACCACAACTCAATTCCAAGTTAAAGTAGATTTTACTAATAATTTACTCAATCAAATTCAACCACAACTTAATGTTATGTTCTTGTATTCTGGTATACTTTCCACTACCAATGGTAACTCAGCATCATATCTTAATGGTGTTCTCACCCGCAATGATGTATTAAATGCTACATCTGCCCCACATATGTCTCAACGAGAACTTACCCGTTATGTTGGTGCTGGTGTTCTTTCTGACATGAAAGCAATGGCATCTAATTATCTACCAATGGCTAAGAAAATGCTTCAAGCAGTAGGAGATAATAAATATGCTAATCTAGGTGCTCAAGCACTTGATACACTAGGTTATGGTAAGACTGGTGGAATTTCTACCGCTGGTATTTCAACTGCTGGTATTTCAACTGCTGGTCGTATGAAATCTAAACTAATGTAAATTAAATAATTTATTTTTATTAAATTAATAATAAAAATAAAATATATAATAATAATATATTAAATGGAAAATACACCGTATAACCAAAAAATTCAACAACAGGTTATGGAAATAAATGCAAGACATTTACGTAATCTTGATGCTACAGGAAAACAAGTATTAGAATCTAATCTCGTACCTTTAGTTAAACCTTTAGTAAAATATGATGAATCTGTTAAAGAAGGTTCAGGTCTGTTTTCTGGTTTGCTAGATACTTTTGGGCTCGGGGCTCCAACTTCGGATGAAGGTAAAAAAGCAGGTCGTAGGGGAAGACCTCGAAAATCTGTAAAAGCAGGTATGGAAGCAAGTGGAATATTTTCGGGAATTTTAGATTCGATAGGCTTGGGCAAAGAAGACCAAGAAAAGTTAAAAGGTGCTGGATTATTTGATGATATTGCGAGAGGGTTTACTACTGGTTTTAAAATGCCATTTCAATTAGTAAATAAGGTATTAGGTGGAGCAAAAACTAAAAAATTAAAAGCAGGATTAATTAAGATCGCTAAAGGTCGACAAATGGGAGGTTATGGAAGTAGTAGAGTTGGCGGATATAAAGCACATTATGGTATGCCATCAAAAACTATTAAATCTGGTAATGGAATAAATGCTCGGGCTGTTGGTTCTGGTAATGATATGGAAGGGGCGGGAATATTTGACGATGTTGGTGAATTTGTAGGTAATTTCAAAAAAGTTTTACCATTGGCTAAGATGATTGGTATAGGTAAGAAACAAAGGGGACGTCCTCGTAAAGGTGGTGCTGTTGGAGTTGATGCAATGGCAGAACATAGAAACGCTTTAACTGGGGGTGGTCCTCTTAGTGGTTTGCTTGGAGCCATCGGTTTAGGCGAAGAAAAGAGTGCAGGTAGACGAAGGGGTAGACCTCGTAAAGGTGGTGCTGTTGGGGGTGGTCCTCTTAGTGGTTTGCTTGGAGCCATCGGTTTAGGCGAAGAAAAGAGTGCAGGTAGACGAAGAGGTAAAGGTGCTAAATGTGGCGGTGCATCCCTCTGGATACAACATTGTAAAGCATATGCCAAGAAACATAAATTAAGTTTCAAAGATGCCATGAAAGATCCAAAATGTAAAAGCAGTTATAAAAAATAAAATGTTAATTATTATAGATAATATAGATGAAATTTTAATTTATTTATATAATATTAATATATATTATATGAGTTTAGAAGCAAATAAATTTTTAAGCAGACTATATGGCGAAGCAGTTGCCGATCAACAAAGACAAAATAAAGAAGTTAAAGAAAAAGTTAAACAAGTTGCTTTAAGAGAAGTTGGTGAAGTTATGGCGACAAAAGAAATGAGTTCAAGAGATTATAATTTTTTTAAAAGATTAATTAATAATATTTCTTATGAAATATATCAAGTTTTACAAGCAGTTGCAGATGATAATATTAATAAATTATTTGAATTAACATCTAATGTTATTTCTGATTGGAATAATATTGTTTCTGCATTATCAAGATTAAAATATAATTATTTAAGACCACAAGATAAATCAAAAGTAAAAGGAGATTTAGATGAGTTAAAACCATCATTACAACAACTAAGTTCTAGATTTCAACAATTAGCGATTAATGATAATAAATTTTCGGCTTTAGGTGAAAGAATTGATAATATTATTAGTCAAATTAATATTAATATTTATGATCAAGTTTCTTATCCATTAAAAGAATCAGTTCAACTATTAGAAGAACCAGAAGAAGATGAACCAGAAGAAGATGAAGAAGAAGAAGATGGAGAAGAAGAAGATGAAGATTAAAAAATTATATTATATAATAATATATGAGTTTAGAAGTTAATAAATTTCCGTCATCAATATCTCATGACGATTCTCAATTAAAAGTTATTCAACTTATAAAAAGTGTTAATAATAAATATGTACAAGAAATAAAAGAAGATAATACAATTGATAAATCTTTATTGTTAGGATTTAAAAAATTATTTAATGGCTTTACATATGAACTTTATCAATTAACTCAATTAATTGATGCTGATGCTACTGGAAACTATAATATTTTTACTCCTCAACTTGCTAGTCAAATTGATAGTGTTATTAGTAATTGGAATAATGTAGTTATATTTTTAGCAAATAAATTACAATATTCTAAATTATCATCTCAAAATAAAAATTATATTGATTCTAAATTTAGTGCTTTATCTCCTTCTGTTAAAAAAATTGTTGGTAATTTTCAAATGGATATTAGAGATGGGCATGCTAAAGTAACAAGTCAAAGAATGCCATCAAAAAGTTTATTCAATCTTTTATATCAATTATCTGATAAATTAAATAATAATGATTATACATTAATTATTTTTAAAGTTAAATTAGGAAAATATACACCATTAGAACCACAAGAAGAACC